CGTATACCCCATCTTGCATTTATTAAAAGCTTCGCACTTTGTAACTGCCCCATCACTCAGTCTCTAGTTAATTCTACAGCCATGTCCAGATTATTTTCTGTTCCACATGTCCATTCCCCAAGCTTTTCTAGCGCAGAGCTTGAGGATATGATGCATGACTTTGCAAACCCCAATTCACCCGAGTCCGGTGGTTGGCTACCCTCTTTTGAATCAGTGTGTGATTTCATTAGGGGGATCAATGACACCATCACTTTCCGACCCGGAGATGTTGGCTTAATGGGCGATGTCGTCTATGAAGCCGCTTCAAATGATTTGGAACCCTTGGTTTTCGAAGTCAATGCGCGATTTACAGCCCTGTCGGCTGAAGTCGCGACCCCTGTGTTAATAGGCACAGGGAAAGTCGCTCGGTCGACTATAAACCTCGTGATTGGATTGTCCATCACGGCGCTACCAGACCTTGTTGGTTGCTCCAACTCTGTCGCAATTGCCTCTGTCCAGGCCGACATCAGGAATAGTCTCCGCCTCCGCGTTGAAGACTGCTCCAAACATACTTCATACCACCAAATGCTTCGGAATCGCTTCAGGCGACTTCCATTTTCCAAACTTACTGCTGTTTCTAGCAACCCACATGGCTTTCATGCTGGTGTTCGCACGCAGGCTCGGCAGTTTGCAGGGAAGCTGGCCCATGCTATGAAGTTCAACGCTTACCAAGTTCCCGATCCGGAGACCATGGTTTGCCATCCTGATGCGCCCATACCTGACAGACCGCTCTTTGTCATGATTGACGTTGATTTCAAGCTCACTGCTTGGCAGTTACAACGTTTTCTTTCTAAAGGTCCAGTACTGATGTACACATATCTGCTGGATCGGCTTTCGTACCAAAGTGACCAAGGTGGATTTTCATTCCATGATGGTCTCTTGACTAGTCTCTTTGACGGTGGTGTTTCAAAGCAACACCCGATTTGGGACTGGAATAGGGATCAGATGGTAGTTTCCGGGGATGGCTTTCCTAGCATCCTCGCTATGGTGGATCACCGCCCCATGGCCGACGTTTGTCGTGCCATGGTCCTCCTTACCCCCGTCGCTTATTACCCCTCCTCTGCTTATTTCTTAGTGAACACACTTTATTTGTTGTCACCCATGGAACGCTTTGCAAGCAACAAGTTGGTCTGCCCCAAGACTAACATGATCGTTGAATACTCTTTCATATTAGGGAAAGTTGTCTTACTTATTAACGGTAAAACCGCGTACACGCTTGAAGCTGATGTCTACCACGACCTCTGTGCCGCTTCTCGCACTACGGCAGCGTTTTCTGTACATACTGTAGGGCGACTCTCCAAGAGTACCAACGTTTATTTGCTCAAAGAAGCACTCTCCGTCTTGGCTCCCCTTGACGGCGCGTGCACTGTTTCAGAACGACCCCGAGACTACCGGCCGATCTTTGCTGATTTGCCGGAAGATGAAGTGTTGCGTGGTACACTTATCACCAAACCCATCTTAGACATAGGATTGATACCATCCTTTGGACCTGGTGCCGATGAGGCCTGCGTTCAAGGTAGAGTTGAGGGTATTAGACCCGACGAAAACCGAATACCCGATGACATGCAAGAATACTCTGACGAGTTCCGTGATCTTTTAGCTGAGCACCTGTGCCCTAACGGTGTGCTCCTTGAACCATACACAGCTGAAGATATTCTTGATGCCTGCGAGCCTAATGAGAAAGCGAAGTATAGTGCTGCCGCTGAAGGCGATCCTTTTGAGGACGTCATTCGCCGCACCTTCCAGAAAGTTGAGGCCTATCCTGAAATTAAGCCCCCCCGAGATATCAAAGATGTTCCTAAACCTTTGGTTATGGATTATTCTCGATTTGTGAAAGCGGTAGTTGATGCCCTTAAAAAATCAACATTCTTCTATGCTTTTGGATTAGCTCCAGAAGAATTGGTCAGACGTGTCGTTCGCGTTTGTGAGGGTAAGCCGTACATTTGTACGACTGACTTTAGCAAATTCGACGGTACCCAAGGACGTTGGATCTTCAACGAATTC